GTTCTATCTTGTTAAGGACGATATAGAAGGGAATGATAAATATATTTCGATCCCTCTTGAGAATTTATTGCACCAAGCTCCAACTGCTGAGGATAAGATGAATGATACTTGGTTCTTTCGTGTGGTTGGTTCTCGCCCTCATCGTGACATTAGTTATATGTTCGCGAGTGATGAGGAACTTAACTCACTAGGGAGCAAATTTGCTGTTTCATTCCAGGTTATCCGTGATGAGGAATGTCAGCGTAACTTGAGTTACGTTGATGGTATCGCTAGTAGGGATAGTACCCCTCTTAGCGTGCCTCGTGCTACCTATAGGGATTATTTCTACGTGAATGTCAACACTTTGGCAGGAGATTGTGGATTACCTTATTTCATAGCTCAGCAGCCTCTTTGTGGGAAGATTTTAGGCTTCCATGCGGCTAAGCGTTCGGCCTCTGCAGATCGTTCTGTCGCATTGGGGTTAGGTTTGACTATATCCCAAGATCTCGTCCTTCAGAGATTGGCTGATCTGCGTGTTCATGTCATAAGGGATCCCCTGGCTGATACCGTTATTGAACCGCAAGTCAAGTCCAGTATGGAAGTTATAGGTGTGTTAGAGAAGCCTATACACAATCCAGATAAGACCGCATGGCGTCGTTCCGACATGTATGAGTATGACGGTCCTAGTCTTAGGCAGCCTGCTGTTCTTAAAGGTAAGAAGCCTATGGCTAATGCATTGGAGAGGTTTGGTGGGGTCAATATCTGTGTCCCCTCAAACTCTCTTGGCACTGCTATAGTTGAGTATTCAGCTTTAGTTAATTCTGTTATCCCTGATTTCCCTCGCAAACTTCTGACTTTTGAGGAAGCTTGCGCTGGGGTGGATGGGAACCCGTATATCAACTCGTTAGATCGCAAGACGTCGCCTGGTACACCTTGGTGTGACATGTCAAAGATCCCAGGTAAGAAAGCTTTCTTTGGTTCTGATGGTCCCTTTACTTTCACCTCAGCCGAATGTGTTGAACTTCGCAGAGTTGTGAGTGCAAAATTGGAAGATATTAAGAAGGGTGTTAGGCCTACTTTCATTTTTATGGATTGTCTCAAAGATGAGCTCCGTTCGTTGGAGAAAGTTGAGAATATTAAGACCCGCATGATCACAGCTAGTCCCTTGGATTTGACTATTCTGATGCGTCAGTACTTCGGTAGTTTCATTGACTACTACATGAGTACGCGCATTGATAATGGTGGGGCTGTTGGTATAAATCCTGTTAGCGAAGAGTGGACTCGCCTAGCAAGCAAGTTGCTTAAGCGAGGGAATAATATCATTGCTGGGGATTTTAGTAGTTTTGATGCGACTCAAGGGGGTCAGATGCTCTGGGGTGTTTTGGCTGTTATACAGAATTGGTATAATGGCACGCCGGAGGAAAATCACATTCGTCATATGTTATGGTATGAGATTGTCAATTCTCGACATGCTAATGGTTGGGATATTTTGCAGTGGGATCATAGTCTACCTAGCGGTAGCCCACCTACGACTATTGTCAATACCATTTATGTCAATCTGGCTATGCGTCTCTGCTTTGATGTGCTTTGCCGTGAGGAGTTTAATCAGTATCACAGATTTGACGATGCGGCCACTTGTGTTGCTTACGGCGATGACCATCTGGTTTCTGTAGACGATGAGTATCTCGATGTTTTCAATTATAGATCTATCCAGGCCTGTATGGCTCGTTATGGTCTGAAGTACACCGATGAGACCAAATCTTCTGTTCTCCCAGTTTGCAAGTCCATTGACGAAGTAACTTTCCTCAAACGAGATTTTGCCTTGAGAAGGGGGAATTATATCGCTCGTCTGGATTATGACGTCATTCGTCAACAACCTTATCACTATTGTAAGGGTCCTAATGCGATTGAACGTACCAAGGAGAACTGTGAGTGCGCCCTTAAAGAGTTGTCATTATACGATGATGCTGAGTGGGACGATTTGGCCCCACGTATTTGCAGCACTGCCGCAACTTGTGGCATTAGTTTGATCCCTGATAAGCCTTATTATTATAAAGCTTTGAAGGCTGATTGGGCTTATAATACCGAGCTAGATTATCTCCAAAAACTAATCTCGGAGTACAATACCAATAGGGAGGAAGAGGAGGAATATCCGGGATGTAATCCTTTCCTTAACCTGTATTGATTAGGCTCCGGTCGTTGCTATTTAGCTTATTGCCAGGTGCGACCTTAAATAAACCAGGCCCCTTCCGGTCATACCCAGGTCATGAGTATACCCTGGGCATGTAGATTTACTTGCTGATAATTTAAATACCACTGGTAGTGTCAGTATAAACCACACAACAGTCGCTCCCTCACTTGGAGCCGCTGAACCTTCTAATGTGACTGCTGCTACATATCAGGCTATGGGCGAGCAGAATACCGAGCCTGTTACTAATGATACCACAGTTTTTGGTCAAGATAGATCTGGTATTGATTACCAGCCGGGTAATTTATCAACGTATCGCCAAGCACACGTCAAAAATATGGTCTCTATTCATGATCAGGAGTCTATTAAGGCTTTTCTTCAGAAACCCCTATTCGTGAATAGTTACTCAGTTTCAACGGGTGCTACCGCTGGTGCTACATTGGCTACTATACCCTTTCCTTGGAATGGCACTTGGGCGGATCCCTCACCTTGGAAAAATAAATTACAAGGTTTTCTAGGGTTTAGAGGAGACCTTGAGTTTATCATTCGCTGCAATGCGTCTCGATTTGCTCAAGGGATGCTCTTGGTCCATTATTTACCAGCGGCTAGTGCGAGCCCTGATGACACCAACGGTCATCTGGTTAACCTCACTACCCGATCACAGTTACCCAACGTCATCCTTAACGTTAATAAGGATACTGAGATTCGGTTTAGGGTCCCTTATGTTGCGCCAGCTGATTTCTGTAATTTGGAGAATCAATCTGCTGGTTGGGGTAATTTGTACATCACACATTATCTTCCATTCAAGGATCCGAATGCTACCACTGTTCAGATTGATGTTTATGCTTCCCTGCATGATGTGGAACTGGCTATACCGACCTTCGTTACTGTACAGAGTAATGTTGCTGATAAAGAACATAAACCAAGTATGATAGCCAAGAAAGCTGCTAAGATAGCTAAAGGATTTAAACACGTCCCCATGTTGTCTTCTGTTGCTGGTACAGCCGAGTGGGCACTCGATGCAACCTCAAAAGCATTGGCCGCTTTCGGTTATGCTTCAGCTGCAATTGAGACTGAGCCCACTAGAGTTCACTCCCTTGCCAATCCATATATACTGAATTATGACGGGGCTGATACCGGCATTGGGTATGGTCTTTCGTCCCGAAATAAGCTGGATGTTTTGCCAGGTTTCGCCGGTTTCGAACACGACGAGATGGCGATAGAGTCTATTGTTGCTCGATCTACATATTATAGGTCGGGCTCGTGGGCCGTCTCTGATGTGACCGGTACGAATATAATGAGTTTTAATCATGGCCCCGCAACATTTAAGAATACGTTTACGGGTTCTGGCTCATTTGGAAGAACTTGGGTTACCAATACACCATTATCTTTTATTGAAAGTTTCGGCCAGTATTGGCGTGGTTCTATTGTGTATACCATTCGTCTAGCCAAAACTGAATTTCACACTGGTTTGTTGGAATTTTTGTTTAGGCCTACGGCTTCTGGTACTACAGGGGCTATGACTCAGAATCAGAGTATGTTTACATTTAGACATATTCTCGATATGACTCAGTCTGATACATTCGTTATTGAAGTGCCGTACATGGCGTTGACGCCGTGGACTAGTCAAGGTGGTACCATAGGGGAAGTGCGATTGAATATTATCAATCCACTTCGTTGCCCTGCCAATGTTGATCAAACAGTTGACATGTTGGTAGAGGTTGCAGGTGGTAGTGATTTTGAGATTGCTGGGATGAGCAATGTCATGTGGGTTCCCCATATGTCTGCTGATTTTACTCCTGCCTCTAATGAAAACCAATCGACTGGTCGTATGGACACTCGTACGATAGCCGGTGTCGTGGGAGGTGCTCACGAAGCCCCCATGACATTAGATCACAATCGGTATTGTATGGGCGAAAAGATCACTTCGGTTAAACAGCTGATTTCTAGATCCACCAAACTCATCAACCCTTCTAATACTGCGGGTACTTTCGGTCCTTTCACCAATGTCCTACAACAGATCACCACGTTTAAACCTTCAGTTATGGGTGGCTCCTATTTTGATAACACTCTAGGTGCTTGGCGTGATCACCCTTTGTCAGGGGATTGGTTTTGCTCCATATCCAGTTGCTATGCACTATGGAGAGGTAGTGTTAGGATGAGGATTAGGTCACCGGTTCGTAATCAACCATTTGCTGTAACATGGACTGGTATTCCAGCAACTGGTTTACAATCGGATTGGACCAATGCTCCAACCACTTCTGGGTTAGTCAAGGGTTATGCTACTGGGAATTACTATTTCCATGATCAAACCTCACCGTTGGCTTCTGTTACCTTTCCACAGTATACGAAAGGTCATAGCGAGTATGCTTCGACTGTGTTCAACAAGCAGTTGGCAGCGACTAAAGGTGCAACATTACCAGCTAGAGCTCAGACAACATATGAGCGTAATACTTATGCCAAGGTCTTTGCACCTGGTGGCACATACACCACGTATGCATTGGAAATGTATCGTGCTGCTGGTGAAGATGTGTCCCTCGGATTCTTCATTGGAGTTCCAGCTATGGTTGATGTGTCATTGGCTTTAGACTATGATTCTCTCAGTACCAATTTTTAGTTCACAACTTTATAGTGCGTCACAACAAGACGTTAAATTGTGCGATCGCAATAGGCGACATTCAATAGATATTGATTTTAAATCTTTTTTTATTCTGTCGCTCTTGCGACAGAACTTGTTTTATTTAAAATTAAGCTCAAACTGTTGAATGTCTGTATAACACATGATATTTAGCGCATGTGGCCGCGATTTGTTAGTATATAACTGACCGCACCGCTTCTTTAGG